GTACGTAGTCGTGTCCGATGTTTTCGTCGAAAGATACTGCCAGGGCTTCTTGTAAGATACCTGGGATCGCCCCTGGTGATACCTCTGAATCGCCTCCATCTGCGATCTTGATCGACCGTAGGAGGGCATTGTAGACTGCACGTTCCTGACACCATTTTTCAGTGGTGTCTGTGAGCCATCTGGTATCAACCCATTCGTCTGTGAGGATGTCGATCTGTGAAACAGTCTTTTGATAAGTTTCTTCAGTGAGGTCATTTCTTTGTTGCAAGTTGATGATCAAAACTTCCTTGGTAGGAAACTTATCATATGTAGAAGCAAAGTCGTTGATTTCTTCAAAGATGTATTGCTCTACTGGTTCTTGAAAGTATTCTTTCTTCAGGAAAGGAACTACTTTACGAAAGTATTCTTCACTACACAGAAGATTCCTCAAGATTGTCAGTTCCAGTTTCTCCGTCATCAAATGCTCCGTATAAAAATTCGCGTTGTGCCTGTTTGTCTAGTTCGGCAAGGACTTCTGGTGTAAAATATACTTCTGGATCTTTTAGGATTGCCTTTGCATATACTTTCTTGCCGTCGATTTCATAACGACCAGCAACGTTTTTCCACAGTCCTGCTCTTTCACCTAGTTCTAACAGACCATAATATTTTTCAAGTCCACGTTCATCGAAGAACAGTCTTGTTTCAATCTTGGAACCTTCTCTCGTCAGACGAGACTTTTTAGCCTCGCATTTGATAATGTTTCCGACGAGATTCGTTCCATCCTTCTCCTTTTTCTTTCCGAGATAAACGATTGTGCTAGCAGAATACTTGAGTCCGCTACCACCACCCATCTCTTTTGTAGGGACATAAGAACCGATGACATCATAGGTATGATTGGTAACTAACATAGGTATATTTGCCTTACCAAGTTTTAAGGTTAGGATACGGAAGCATGACTTAATCAATTGAGATTTTGTCATGTCACGAACTTGTTTGTCGTCCGTAGCATCTTGAACCTCTTTGTTGGTTGCTAGCATACCAAGAGAGTCTAGCACAAACATCAGTGGTTTGCGTGTTTCTTTAGGTTGTTCTACATATTTGTCGATGATCCTGACCGCCTGGGTCCGGAACTCCTCCACTGTATTGACAGGAAAGATCACCAGACGCTTCGAGTCGATACCACGACTCTCGATCATCTGTTTACTGATAGCAGACTCGGTTTCAAAATAGAGGACGCCAGCGCCAGGATCAAGATCAAGGAAATTACGAACGACAGAAAGACAAAAGAAAGTCTTTCCAGTCCCTGATTCTCCTGCAAGAGCAGTGATCTTATTGGAGGGAATACCTCCAAAAATGCTGCCACTAACCAGGGCATTAAAGATATAACTACCAGTATCAACAAAAGTTTCAACGTCACCAGCAGCAATACCATCAGATGCAAGAGAAGCAAACTCATTTTTGCTGTCCTTAATTACTTGTGATAAAAAATCCATATTATGTGAATGATAAAAGTGATACTGTTTTTTTACTCTTCCAACCAATGCATTTTAATACATTCTCTAGTGGGCAGAAGAATGATTTCTCAAATTGTAGATTGTAATCAATATACTTTTCTACATTGAGCTCGTTTGGTATGCGACTCATGAAAGAAATAACGTTTTCCCCAATAGGATTTGGTTCTTTTAGATACAAGAATTTAATCTTCTCTCCTTCTTGAATACGAGCATACTTATTCTCTACATTATACTTGTTAATATAGAAATTGTAAAGCAATGCTCCCCTAACGTGAATAGGAGTTCCCTTTTCATAAATGTCATGAACACTTTTATATTTGGAAAGATTATTTACACCGCGAGGGAATGCAATGTTCGCATACTCTTCTTGACGACTATCTTTTTTAACTTTCTGAATGAATTCAATAACATCATCGTTACTACCATTGATAATAATGGCATAAGCTTTCTTAAGTTTATCACGGAAGAATGCGGGAGTAGATGAACGTGCCGTTTCCATACCACAGATCTTCATCTTTGGTTCGCTGTAACGAACACCCTCACTGTCCCAGACGTTGAGGATATATCGCTTCTTGGCAGTCCAGATGCCACGGTTAGCGATGTTCTCCCGCTTCATCTTCATCTTCTGCGCGTATGCCCGAACATAAGTGGCGAGTTCTTGGTAAGAACTTTCAATAAACTTCTCAAATTCCACTTCACACACCTTGTCAAGGAACCCAACAATGCTCTCATCATCTGCCTCTCGTCCGGCGAATACCTTTTGCACCAAAGGACCCAGATTAAGATACATAGAATCGGTGTCGCAAGCAATAACGTAATCAACATCATTAGTTTTCAGAACTTTGTTTAAGTAATCATTGGTCTTGTTACTAATCCAACGAATAGACAACTGACCAGATGTTGTAATCGCTTCTGCAATCTCAAGACGATAGTATCGGAAGTGTTCGTTACCGATAGCACCATAAGCAGAGTTGAGTTGGATCTTCCTTGCCATCTGAATGTTGTTACAGCGAGAGATTTCTTTCTGCAACTGGATGGTAGGAGTCTTTTCATACTGCTGCTTGGCAGCAAGCATCTTCTTCTTGTAGATGGTACGTTCTTGATAGATTTTATCCATCAACTCGGGCAAGAAACCATGGGTCTCTGTAGTGTACAGGGTGCCATTAGGGCACACGGTCTGCCCCTTTAGGTCAGACAGGTCAATCTCCTTGTTCAGCAGTCTCTCAACGTTCGCTGACGGGTGTTTAGTAGGCAATAGCGTCTCTGGTGAGAGATTGTACTGCATGATAAGGTGAGGGTATAGGGAGTTGAGGTCAAAGGACACAACCCAGTCATAGATCCCCGGAATAGGTTCCTTAACATACGCACCAGCATACTTATTATCCTTTGTACTTTGACGTTTAGGTGGAATAGCAACGTTTCTACGAGCAAGATAAACATAGATGATGTTATCCCACATACGAACCTGTGAGTATACATCTTCAAAGTTTACCTTGGCATCATATGCCATAACCACAGCAAGTTCAAGTAGTTTCATCTTGTCATCTAACTTGTCAACCAGACGAACGTCAATGATGTTGTACTCTACAAACTTTTGCCAGTCATTATCGTAGAACTCTTTAAAAGTATCATACTCACTGTGATCCAGTTTCTTCTGCCCCAGTTCTACAAATGCGATGTGGTCCAGACGATATGATTCTTGGTTAGTGTAAGTAAACTTACGATACAACTCAAGATAATCTAATGTAGATATCCCAGTGATATCATAAGCAATATTCTTACGACCTTTAATCCAAACTTCTCTGCAGTATATGTTCTTCCAGGGAGACATAAGTCTTGCTGCTTTGTCTCCAAGCAAACGTTCAATACGCCTGATAATATACGGCATATCGAACAGTTGTACGTTCCATCCAGTAATAATATCTGGATAGTTTGAAGACCACCAGTGAAGGAATGCTTTTAACATACCTTCTTCCGTCTGGAAGTGCATGTATTGCACATCCTTCTGGGTATTATGAAACGGACGAGTACCGAATACAGAAATCTTACCGGTGTGAGAATCTTTAATACTGATCAACAATATTTGCTGGTCAGCAGCTTCAATATTTGGAAACCCATTCTCTGCACCAGTCTCAATATCAAGAGTAAAGACTCGAATCTGATTGACATCAAATTTCATCTCCTCGTCAGGATATTCTTCAAAGATATACTGATTTAAGAAACGTGTTTGACCACAGATCTCAAAGTCAGGTATCTCTTTATGATCTTCAATGAACTGTTTGGCATCTTTGATGGTGCCTTGCTTAACTTCACGGACACATTTACCATCCAGTGTTTTCCAATCAGTGGGTTTCAGTGATGGGAGATATAGAGTAGGATTATATTTTACTTTGTCCTCAAATGCTCTACCGTCCTGATATCCTCTTACATAAATGTTATTTCCAGATTGTTCAACACTGGTGTAAAACTTCATTAGTCCTCTTTGTCTTTCAAATCATAATATTGGGCGGCGAACATAGCACTTGGTTCTGTAATCAAAGTAATGTCAGATGACCTTACAGTAAGTTCGCGCTCATCACTGTAGGGAGGAAATGATGTAGCACCATTCTCCGACACTTCACATGGATATTTTAGCACACAGTCGGGATCCCCAAACTCAACATCAGGAATCTCATCAACCTCGGCAACGATCCAGTGACCATCAAACTTCAGGAGTTTCAGCATCTTCATTAATTTCAGTAGGGACAAAACCGGTTTCAGCAGACACTTCAGTGCGGGTTGCAGAAGATTCAAGTGCTTCTGCTTGAGCAACGGTATTCTCATATGCTTCCACCAGTCCATCATCAGGAGTGCCGATGGTGAGAAGAGTAGAAAATGCTACTCTGAATTGTGTATCAGAAGAGTAAGGAAGCCACTTGGTAAATCTTACCTGAACTTCTTGATTGGAAGGATCACCAACAGTTTTTTCCACATTCAAAATGTATGGGCGCTGCATAACCAGACAAACTGGTTTTCCTTCAGGGTCATTATTCTCTCGGACTTCTTGAAGTTGGGCAATTACACGCTCACCTGTTGTGAGTACAACAATTGATACTGCAGACATAGTTTTTTAGTAACGAACATATGTATGATAGCATAAAAAAAGAGGGGTGTCAACTGGATTGTGCCAGTTACCCCTCTGTCATGCGACGACGATATACCTTATTTATTCAAGCAACAATTCTTTTTTTGAATCCGCAATAATATTGTACACTGTTCTCTTTTGACTTTCTGGAATAATTTTTTCAAGTGATACCTTTAACAACCCATCTTCAAAACTAACATCATGAACTTCAATGTCTTCAGATAATTGCCAGGTATTACAGAATGATCTTTTTGATAATCCTTTATGAATATATTCTACAGTAGAATCTTTTGGCGGACTGACACTGGTAATTTTGAGAATGTTTGATTCTGTTGATACTTCAATTTCTTCTGGTTTAAAACCTGCAAGAGCCATTTCAATTTCGTAATTCGCATTATCGTATTTGATAAGGTTGTATGGTGGATAACTTTTATTGTGACTGGACATACTATCTAGTCTTTGAAAAATTTCATCCATCCCAACGTAGTGAGGCACATATAAATCCCAAGTGTTATTCATTTTTAATCTCCTTTAATAAGCGAGTTTGTTTTGCATGGACCCCGAAGGCATCCAGTACTAATTATAATACATCATAAAAAAACCGGGTAGTAAGACCCGGTATAATTTATTCGGTTTACTCTATTCTTCAGTCTTCTTACGACCAATGTTATATTTGGACTCAAGTGTCCATTCGTCTTTGTCTTTAAATGCCAGTACCTTGATCTGGTTGAGAGGAGCAACATCTTCAATGTTGTTATCTGACTCTACTACAGAAACTAATCCCCAATCAGAAAGAAGTTGTGTAATTCTATTGCGTCTTTGCAAATCATTAAGAGTAAAATTTGTTCTCTTACCATCCAAAGCAAACAATTCTTTGAAGTGTACAATGTAATACCTACCTTGTTTGTGTAGGATATGACATGATTGATATAGTTTTCTTTCTTTTCTTGAAGCAACACCAATACGGGTAAGAGTCTCACGAACCTTCAGAAAATCATCAGGTTCAGACAGACTCACTTCTACCATATCAGAAGGTTGCCACTGTACTTCAATTTCAGTATCATTTGTCATTTTCGTCCGCCTTTATCTAATAGTTTTTTAATCTCATCAAGTTCAGAATTCGTGAGAATTCTTAAAGCGGCGACTGCTTTATTATGACTATATCCATAATATTGCTTAACCAATTCAAGATGCTCAAGAGTTTCTTTTC